AGCATTTACCACAAAAGAAATTGATAAAGAAATAGAAAAAGAAATCAAAGATGGATCATTAATGGATCCAAATGCTATGGTTGATCCAAATACAGGTGCACCAATGGATCCTAATATGGATTTAGGCCAACCAATTACAGAACCAGATCTTGAAAGTCAAGGTTCTGCAACGGAAGCACCTGAAGGTGGAGAGATATAAATAAATATTAGTCAATATAATATTTTCTTAACATGGATGATTTAATGGATATGATGGTCGCTGATGCATCTGCGTCTGATATTAGTGATAAAATTAAAGAAATTTTATACACAAAGAGTGCAGAAAAAGTTGATGCTGTTAGGCCAACTGTAGGTGCAGGTTTGTTTGGTGAAGAAGAACCAGTTGATGAAACTGAAGTGGCAAATGAACTAGAAACTGAAGTCGAACCACAAGAGGAAGAGGAACCAAATGGCTAGAGTATTAATTAAAGGAACCCAAATTGCAGTACCAAATACTGTTGGTGCTGGAACAAGTTTTAGTGAAGCAACTCTTGTTCGTTTAGTAAATAAAGCAACTGGAACAGATTATGTAGTTACTGTACAGGAAACTGCTGGTGGAACAACAGTTGGAACTTTTACAATTTTAAGAGGTTCAGTTGAAATATTAGAAAAACAAACAACACATACTGTTTCCGTAAATGCAGGAAGTGATGTATTAGGTGCAAAAGTAGGTTACACTAATTAGGAAAATGAAATTAATCACAGAAGAAGTAGCAAGCGTAAAATTTGTCACCGAAGGTAAAGGTGCATCTAAAAAGATGTATATCGAAGGTGTATTTTTACAAGGCAACATCAAAAACAGAAATGGTAGAATGTATCCTGTCGAAACTCTCGCAAGAGAAGTTAACAGATACAATGAAGCATTTGTTGGAAAAGGTAGAGCACTTGGTGAACTTGGACATCCAGATGGCCCAACTGTAAACCTTGATCGTGTTTCTCATAAAATTACATCACTTGTTCAAGAGGGAGATAATTTTAGAGGTAAAGCACAACTACTTAATACTCCAATGGGTAAAATTGCATCTTCACTTTTAGATGAGGGTGTGATGTTAGGAGTTTCTTCTCGTGGTGTTGGATCATTAAGAGAAGATCGTGATGGATGTAAAGTTGTAGGTGAAGACTTTATGTTAGCAACTGCTGCAGATATAGTTGCTGATCCATCTGCACCTGACGCATTTGTGTCTGGAATTATGGAAGGAAAAGAGTGGATTTGGGAAGGTGGAATTCTTCGTGAACAGCAAGCAGCACAAACACAGAAGAGAATAAACACCCTCGTTGACCAAAATCGTCTTGAGGAAAAGAAACTTGAACTATTTGGCGATTTCTTGTCAAATCTTTAATTTATAAATAACTATAGTAAATTTTAAACAAAGGTTAAATCGGAGAGTTAAAAATGTCCCGTGGTACTAAATTACAAGAAATGGAAGTAAAGACACAGCAATCCAAGACTGCCGTTAATGCTAATGCTGCACCAGCAGATCCCATGCCAAAATTAACAACAGGTGGTACACCCGTATCATACGAAGATCTTGGAGGCCCTACACCTGAAAATTCCAAACCAGATGACGATTCAAATAAATTGAAGACACCTGGTGTTTCACTTAAGCAAGTTAAAGATGTAGTGAATAAAGGTGCAAAACCAGCTGATCCGATGCCTGCAGGAATGAAGGAAGAGGAAGAGACTGAAGGAGAAGTAGTTGCTGAAGAACCAGTAAAAGAAGAAGAAACAGTAGTTGCAGAAGAAGAAGAGCAACCTGAATCAGTTCTTCGTAAGAAGATGGCAGATGCAATCAAAGAATCAGAAGAAACAACAGAGGAAGAAGAAGTTGTTGCTGAAGCAGAAGAAACAATTGAAGTTAATGTTGAAGATGACATTAACGCACTAATTGCTGGCGAAGAATTGTCGGAAGAGTTCCAAGAGAAAGCAAAGACAATTTTTGAAGCAGCAATTAACTCTAAAGTTTCCGTTATTAAGGAAGATTTAGAGGCAGAGTACGCAAAAGTACTACAAGAAGAAATTGACTCTACCAAGATTCAACTCACAGAAAGAGTTGACTCTTACCTAGAATATGTAGCTGGTGAATGGTTAGAGGAAAACTCTCTTGCTGTGGAGCAAGGGCTCAAGGCAGAAATGTCTGAGTCATTCCTAACTGGAATGAAGAGTCTATTTGAAGAACATTATGTATCAATCCCTGAAGACAAATATGATGTACTTGAGAGCATGGTAAATAAACTAGATGATATGGAAGAAAAACTCAATGATCAAATTGACAAGAATGTTGGTTTGACCAAGAGATTAGCAGAGTCAAAATCAGATGGAATTTTAGGTGAAGTTTCTGAAGGACTAGCAGTCACTCAGAAAGATAAACTTGCATCTCTTGCTGAAAGTGTTGAGTTCGAAAGTGAATCCGATTACCGTGAGAAACTAGTTACATTGAGAAATTCTTATTTCCCAACAAGACAAGTTGCTAGTACTCCAAGTGATGACTCAGAAATGTTATCAGAGGAGTCTAAGGAACCAGTACAATCTACTGGAACTATGGCAAATTATCTAACAACACTTCAGAGAATCACTAAAAAGTAATTCTTTATTAAGTTTTAAACACACACTTTAACGAGGTAAATTTCACATGGAAATGTTCAATGCTGAACATCTTCAAGAGAAGTGGGATCCAATTCTAAGTTATGATGGTGCACCTAAAATAGAAGATGCACATCGTAAGATGGTTACTGCGGTTCTTTTGGAGAATCAAGAAAATTTTTAAGGGAGCAAAATAACTTCCTATACGAAGCATCACCAACCAACTCAGGTAACGCTGCTGGTGCATCTGGTGCATTCGGTTCAGGTTCTACACCTGCTGGCCCAACAGCTGGTTTCGATCCAGTTCTTATAAGTCTTATCAGACGTTCAATGCCTAACTTGGTTGCTTATGACCTAGCTGGTGTTCAACCAATGAACGGCCCAACAGGACTTATCTTTGCAATGAGATCACGTAAGGGTTCTCAGTCAGGAGACGAGACATTCTTCGATGAAGTAGATACAGCGTTCTCTGCATCTGATGGTGGTAATGACACTACTCAGGGTAGTTACACTGCACAAGCATCAGAAACAAACGTTGGTTTCGGTACTACTTCACCAGGTGCAAAGCACGGTAACAATCCTGGAGCACTTAACGCATCAGGTGGCGATCAGAAAGATTACGCAGTTGGTCAAGGTATGGCAACTGGAGACGCTGAGATTCTTGGCGATTCAGATGCAAATAACTTCAACGAAATGGCATTCTCAATCGAGAAAGTGACCGTTACAGCGAAGTCAAGAGCTCTAAAAGCAGAGTACAGTTTAGAACTAGCACAAGACCTCAAAGCAATCCACGGATTGAACGCTGAGGCTGAGTTAGCAAATATTCTATCAACTGAAATTCTTGCTGAAATCAACAGAGAAGTCATCAGAACAATTTACAACGTAGCGAAGCCTGGTGCTCAAGTTAACGTTGCTTCTGCTGGAACATTCGACTTAGACACAGACTCCAACGGAAGATGGTCAGTTGAGAAGTTTAAGGGTCTTATTTTCCAAATGGAAAGAGATGCTAACGCAATCGCACAAGAAACCAGACGTGGGAAGGGTAACATGATCCTTTGCTCTGCTGACGTTGCTTCTGCATTGACAATGGCTGGTGTATTAGATTACACTCCTGCTCTTAACGCTAACCTTAATGTAGATGACACAGGCAATACATTTGCTGGTGTATTACAAGGTAAGTACAGAGTGTACATTGACCCATTTGCTGCTAACGTTGCTGCTACTCAGTACTATGTTATCGGTTACAAGGGTTCATCTCCTTATGACGCTGGATTATTCTACTGCCCATACGTTCCTCTACAAATGGTTAGAGCCGTTGGTCAGGACACCTTCCAACCAAAAATCGGGTTTAAGACTCGTTATGGTATGGTTGAGAACCCATTCTCACAAGGTACAACTCAGGGACTTGGAACACTCACACGTAACACAAACCGTTACTACAGAAGAGTTAAAGTTACTAACCTTATGTAATATAAATATCTCGTTCGAGATATCAGAGACTCCTTCGGGGGTCTCTTTTTTTGTCTGCATTCCAAAACAATAAATAATGTTACAGGAGGTAAAGACAAATGTTACATTTATTAGGTAGAGGAATACAACCAGAATGGGATGATGAAAAGCACGACAGAGATGAGGTCTTTGCTTTTCTGTGTTATCGTGGACTACATTATGCCAAAACGGTTTATATAAATGTCTCGATGGAAGGTCCATCTTGGTTTCTAAATAATCCAAGAAAAGATGATAAGAGACCTAGTTAAATCTGATGATAGTATTTTACATCGCAAAATTAAACCTTGCGGTGTAAATTTAGATCGTCATTTTATATCGAAGACTTTGATTGCAAATATGCTTCACTATGATGGTGTTGGTTTATCTGCAAATCAAATAGGTATGGATGTAAGAGCATTTGCAATGATGAGAGATATAGAGTATAATGATATTATTGTGTGTTTTAATCCTCGTTTCATTAAAAGATACGATGATGATGTTTGGTGTGAAGAAGGATGTTTATCTTATCCTGATGAGTTTATAAAAATTCGTAGACCTGACAGAATTGTTGTAAAATATGAGGATGAAGAGGGAAGAGACCATAAAATAAAACTAAGTGGATTTGCAGCGAGAGTTTTTCAACATGAATTTGATCATTTAAATGGAATTGATTTTACTCAAAGAAGATAAATAGTTAAAAAATTTATAATGGCTAACTCAGCATTCGCAAAACAAATAGATAATCGCAATTTCCTCTCTGGTGTTGGGTTCAAGTTCAATTTGACTAAGTTTCCAAAGGTTGACTTTTTCTCAAATTCTGCTAGAATACCAGAGTTGAACCTTGAACTTACACAACAGGCATCATATTTAAAAAATATTGATATACCTGGTGAAAGATTAACATATGGTGATCTAACACTTCGATTCTTAGTTGATGAGAATATGGAAAATTATATATCAGTATATACTTGGTTAAAAGGTTTAGGATTTCCAGAATCTACTCAACAATTTGCAGATCTTAATAAAGATAAAGAAGAAGCAAAGAAAG